GAGTGGCAGGCCCGGCGAGCCAAAGAGCTCGCGGCTCCTATAGTCGAGGTGGAGAAGGTCCGGGATGTAGTGGGTCCGGAAGTGGGTCCGGAAGCCGAGGCCGAGGTTATCCCCTTTAAGGGCTCTGCCCATGAGACCTAGGGGGAATGTCACTGCGGCGCAGAGCGCCGGTCCTGCGTGGGCCCCGCAGCCCGGGCCGCAAAGCGAGGCGATCTCGGCCGACTGGTGCGACGAGCTGTTCTACGGGGGTGCTGCCGGAGGCGGAAAGAGTGACTTTCTTCTCGGGGACTTTCTCCAAGATGTGCCCACCTATGGGGCACATTGGCAGGGGGTCGTTTTCCGTCGCACTTACAACGAGCTCGAGGACCTCTTGCGACGCGCGCGCGAAATCTTCCCGGTCTCGGGCGGTTCCTGGCACGAGCAAGCCAAAACCTGGAGCTGGGCCAACGGGGCGTCGCTCCGGATGCGCTACATTGAGCGCGACGCGGACGCCACCCGATACCAGGGCCACCAATTTGCATGGATAGGCTGGGATGAGCTCACTCAGTGGCCAACCGACTACGGTTATAGGTTCCTACGGGCCCGGTTACGCTCAGCTCATCACATCCCTACCAAGAGAATTCGCGCCGCCGCAAATCCTGGCGGCGTTGGTCACCACTGGGTCAAAGCATACTTTGTCGATCCACATCCAGCCGGGTATGAGCCCATCTACGATCCGACGACTAAAGCGCGTCGGATGTTCATTCCTGCAAAGTTGCGGGATAACAAGATTCTCTTAGGGTCCGACCCCACTTATGCCGACCGCCTCCGCGGACTTTCTTCGGACTCTATGGTCCGCGCGTGGCTCGAAGGGTACTGGACGGTAATCGAAGGCGCCTACTTTGACTGTTGGCGGACTGACCGCCACGTGATCGCGCCCTTTGAGGTGCCGTCGGACTGGACCAAGTTCCGTTCTATGGACTGGGGCTCGGCACGGCCCTACTCCGTGGGATGGTGGGCGATAGTACCCGATGACTATCGCGCCCGGAACCTTCGCGGGGAGACTATAGTGGTCCCCCGCGGAGCTCTGGTGAGGTACCGCGAACTCTATGGGTGCGCGAGCACTCCCAACCAAGGGTTGAAGCAGACTGCCGAACAGGTGGGCACGAGCATTCTGCTCAAGGAGACCGAGAAGCTGCGCTACGCAGTGCTCGACCCCGCCTGCTTTAAAGAGGACGGGGGCCCGAGCATCGCGGAACGGCTCAATGTGACGCTGATGGCTGGCCGGGCTCGGCCGTTCCACGCCGCTGACAACGCGCGCATTCCGCAGCGCGGGTCGATGGGTGGCTGGGACCAGATGCGAGCCCGCCTCGTCGGAGAGGCCGGGTCCCCAATGATCTACTGTTTTAGCACTTGCGGTGCGAGCATTCGGACTATCCCTGCGCTTCAGCACGATCCCGCGAAGATGGAAGACGTGAACACCGAGTCCGAGGATCACGCCGCGGACGAGTGGCGCTATGCCTGTATGTCTCGACCGTTCCACCCGAAGATCGTGGCCATTCGGCCCGAGGTGAAGGTGGGTTACTACAGTAACAAGTCAAAGGCTCCAGGGGACTGGAAGTCCTACTGAGCCGAGGTAAAGCGGGTCCGGAAGCGGGTCCGGAAGTGGGTCCGGAACAACAGAGGGTTTATCCCATGGCTTGGAAAGCCGAGGTACAGGTGATCTCCACCGGGAACTGGGACGGGAACCGTCTCCTTTTCGCCTCCAAGGAGGAGGCCGAGGGCTACGGGCATGACCTTAGTCATGACCAACCGGGAGTCCTGGGCTGGCGCGTGGTCGAGGATTTTGGGGACCCCAATTATACCTGGGAAGACGGTAAAATCGAGCCCATACCCGGGAAAACACTCTAGGGGCTTCGCCCCCACTCGGACGAGGTGGAAGGGAGTTCGCTATGGCGAATGCTATCTATCCGATCTACAAGCAAAACCTCTTGGCCGGAACGGCCGGGTATGATCTCGACAACAATACAGTGGCCGACGGGCCCTATCTCGCCCTGATCGACACGGGCACCTATACGTATAGTGCTTTGCACGACTTCTATAACGACCTCTCGGGAATCGTCGGCACGGACCAGCGCTTGGCGTCGCCCTCAGTGGTCAATGGGACGTTCGACGCGGCGGATTTGCTCTTCACCTCGGTGACTGGACCGACCGTCGAGGGTTTTGTCATCTACCGTCATAACTCGGGCGCCAACACTACTTGGCCCCTGGTCGAATACTACGATCAGCCCGGGGGCGGCCTCCCACTGACGCCGAACGGGGGTAATATCACTGTCACGTTTAACGCGCTCGGCATCTTTACTATCTAGGAGAGGGCCGTGGCCCCCAAGGATAACCTTAAACAGCCCGGTGAGGCCCTCTTTGAGGCCTTTGGCCTCGCGGCCTCGGGCCACCTTCCCGACGAGGTTATTTCGGCCGCGATGAATATAGTGCTGAATGTTGTGCGGCAGCGCACTTCTCGCCGCTCTGGCGCTATTGCGGCAATGGACGAGCTGTTTGGTCGGTCAATGGATGCCCTTATGCAGCACTATGACGGGACCACTGACCGACGACGCTCCGTCGTTCCGTTCGACCAAGTGGTCACAGTGCCGCACACGAGGTTCCAGACCAAGTTTGGTCACTTAGGTAGAAAAAATGGCCATACTTAAGAACCGCGCGGGCGTAGCCACTTCCACTGTGGGCACGGGGCCTATTACTCTGGGTGTTGCGCTCACGTCCGCGACTCAACCGAACGCGGCCAGTTGGCAGACTTTCGCGGCGGCCGGAGTGGCCAACGGTGACCGGGTTCGGTACCTGATTTTGGACTCGAATGGGAGCTGGGAGTACGGCGAGGCCGTTTACACCGCGACCGGAACGGTCTTAGCCCGCGCCTCGGGCGCTATGGATGGGTCCGTGCCCGGGCAAAAGTCCTCTACAGGAGCCCTTTTGGCGCTCACGGGCACGGCCCAGGTGTTTATTACGGCTGTCGCCGAGGACTTGTCCCGGGTAGTATTCACGGCAGTTTCCTCGGTAAATCAGACTGGAATTGTCACAGAGACCTTTACCAAGGTGAACTTCGGCTCTGTAGGTATTAATGACGGAAGCTATTACAATGCGGGCACGTCTCGTTGGATACCTCCTGCGGGCCGGTGCCAGCTCGAGGCCAGCATTTCAGCGAACAATGTGCTGTTAGGTACCCCGATTATCCTAGGCTTCAACAAGAATGGGGCGAGCTACAGATCGAGTATTTCTGCCGCTGTACACTCCGGCGGCATGGCTGGGGCACAGTGCTCTGTGATTGACACGTGCAACGGCACGGACTTCTACGAGGTCGTGGCCTGGATGCACACAGGCAGTACAGCTAACATTCCGCCCGGCGAGTCTACGTTTTTTCAGGGAGCCACCCTGTGAGCACCGCGGGCACGCTTTATGACGAGACTATTCGAAACGGCATGTACACGCTGATTTCGGCGGCCGTGGTTAGCTCGCCAGTGGCCGAGATCGTTTTTACAGACCTGGGTCCGGACTCTGGCTACAGCAGCTTTATGTTTGATATTGACACTGTTATTCCGTCCGTCGCCCTTGCCAACCTGGCAATGCAGGTTAGTTCAGATAACGGGGCTACGTGGAGGACTGACGCAAATTATAACTTTTACTCTACCTTCTATCTCTATGCGGGCGGGGGCGAGCCTGGCTGCGCTTTCTATGGGCCCCCGCAGGGAGGAAACTGGGCTAATCAGTTCTATATTGCCATCAGTGGTGACGGTAATGGATTTAGCTCTCGAGTGAGATCGCTTGGCGTTGGCATAAATCATAGACAGTGGTCGTGGAATTCGAACTGTTATTACTCAGGTTCCTCTAATGCCTCACTGTGGGGTGCGGGCTTCTATGGAGTCTCAGTGACGCTCAACGCAGTTAGATTTATTATTGAGACCGGTACCTTTACTGCGGGAGCAATACGACTCTACGGTCTAAATACGGGGGCGCTCGTATGACCGTGGCCGGAACCTATCATGAGAAGGCGCTAAAGTTTGGTGGGCACCTGATTAGCAGCATAGATGTTGTCGCGGGCACGTCCTCAGTAATATTCAGTTCAGCGGTGTTTTCAGCTACTTATGACGCCTATATGTTCGAGTTTACTGATGTGTCTCCGACGAGCCCGACTACACACTTTGCTCTACAGATTAGCCTTGATGGAACCAGCTATCCCGCAAGCAATCTGGCTTGGCAACGCCAGCTATTAGATGCGAACGGCGGTGCTGGTCTCGTGGGCTCGGTCAGACATGGTCTTCAATATCTTTGGCATCTAGCAGATCATGTACTGGTACCCTACGGATTAAGTGGATGGGTTAAAGTGACTAAGCGTAGCACGCACAGTGGAGTCACTCCATTTACATGGAAGCTTAGTTACTCTTCGTCCGCTACTAGTGCTGCGCAGACGTTCTCGCGGGGCGGGGGCGGAAGTGTTGCAGGTCCGATGGCGGCGATGGGGTTCTACTTTAATGGTGGAACCT